AAGCCGGATGCGCAACTACGAGCCTGTCATCGGCATATTCAGCCAGAATTGCCTTGCCGTCCTCGGAATGCTCCCTAACCGAAGGCGTGAGCTGTTCGAGACGATCGGCGTAGATCGCGTTCCAGGCTTCGGTAATCGCCTGGAAATTGAGCGGCCCCCCCCACACTATGCGACTCTTTTTAGTATGGTGCAGTTCATACTTTTCAGTCAAACTACCATAGCCCACTTTTGCCGTTCCGCCGAATCTCTCCTTGACAGTAACCAGAGTGTCATTACCGAGCAATGAAATAGGCAATGATCTGAGTTCGTCGCTACTCCACGTGCTTTCCCCCTTTCCGTGAACCCACTGGCCCCATTTGTCGTGCCTGAAACGAATGAAGTAATTGCCAGCAGCGTCATGGTCGCATTCAATTGATTCGTGAGCCGCCAGCAGGTCGGGAATGATCAAGTGGCTTTCGCACGGCCGTTTCTGGTCGTTTGTCGAAAGTCCCTTCTTGTGCAGTTCGCAGACCCACCGACCGCCGCCGTCATTGGTAGGTGTGGCATGGCAGCATTGACGACACGAAAGAGCCGGGACTGGTAACGCAGGTTCGGGCGCTTCGGTACCGAAGCAGATATCGCGAGCGTCACACCACTTGCACAGATAGTAATCCGGCCGATCGGAAATGCGATCTGGCGGTGCCTGGGAGAAGATCACTCGCCGTGCTCGCTCCACCAGCAGTTCGGCAGTATCCTTGCTGTGCCTGATCCGTTCCGTGTAAAGCTCTTCAGTATCCTTATTGACCGCAATGTAGAGCGCTCGCTTCATCCCAGTGAGGTGCATGTAGAGCATCACCTGCGCAAAATGCTCCGGCTTAGCCTCCTCAACTCCCTTCGATACGAGTGCTTTGAACGACTTTGCACTGTGAGTCTTAATCTCAAGCACATGCCACGTCTTAGGCGCTTCGGGCACCTTGAGCACTGCACCATCCAGGCGGCCAGAGAGGTGCCCACCGAGGGCAGTGACCCTGAATTGCTTACCAGTTGATTCGTCCACCTCATGAACGACACAGCCAATCGCTCGCAAATCTTTGACGACACGAGGCTCTTCGAGATTGCCTCGCTCAAACAGTCGGTACATGCGACCGTCGAACTCGGGCCGGCAACAATGACGAAAAGAGTACCACAAAGCGCGCTCACAAGGCCGACCGACTTGCGAGGCCCCCAGGGTCACTGTATCGTATTGCTTCGCTTCGCTGGTGCGTTTCCAATGAGCGTAGATTGCCTGAGTAGTCCTGGACGGCTCAAGGAGTTTCGTCAGATTTCCCATCTTGCTCCTCGCTGGGTAACGCGACAGTCACGCTCGTCCCGGCTGGCTTCACCTCAACGTGCTTGGCGAGTTTTGCGAACACTTCAGGGTGATACGTCTTGTACCACTCATATCCCTTTACGACAAATTCCTCCTTGGTCTTGATCGGCGCAGTCAACCCCTGCTCTTTCAGTGTCGCATCTTTGAATACTTCTTTGATCGCTGGGAGGTCTGCCTTGTAACGCTGACCGCGCTTGACGGTGACTTTAGAGCCATCTGGCAGAGCAAGTGTCTCCTGTCCTTTCGGTGGAGTTTCCACCAATGGGGCAATTTGCTCTTCGAGGGCGATCCGCTTTGCCTTTACGCAATTCTCTGCTCGCTTGGTAGCTGCGAGTTGCCGGCAGAGACCCTGAAGGATTTGGGTACTGTTCATGTTGTGTAACCCCTGCTAGGGATCGGCGAGCGCATGATATCCTCCAATTGAGTAGGTGGATTAAAGCAAACGCGACGGCTTGCCTATTCTGTTACGCCGTCGCGCTTGTAGCGAGCATGTTAAGCGGCGGTCTGCCGTTCCCACGGTGTGAGTGTCTTGGGTAGCTCTTCCTCCACGGGAGCATCATCGTTTGCCTGCTGTGGCACCTTACCGGCAATGGGCTGCTGGGGTTGCGCCACGGCCTCCTGGGGAAGCTCGGAAACTTCACCGTTCTTTGAGTAGCTTGTGACCGTGTTGTAGGCGCCTTCCACTTTGACATACACGTCCAGCACACCATTAAGCAGTTCTGCCGTATCGTCAATCTTCGAGCGTCTCAAAGCCCGGCAAACGCTTGTCAGTTGGCCACATCCAATTTCTCGACACTTTGCACTTGGATTGTCGATATTGAGTCGACCGATCACCTTTCGTCCAGCATGGGGGCCTCCGATAACTCGAAGCTTGAGTTCGATGTAAGCTCCAGTTCCCGCCTTCGTGGGCACTAAACGAGACTCTTCGATTGTGACTGTATACTTCCCTGGAGGAATCGGCTCGAGGGACGCTTCTTTGTGCTCATCAGGATTGAAGCTACCGCCAAAAATGTCAGACAAGTCACCCATACTCACTTCTCCTCTGCTATCGTTCTCGAAATTGCCCCTTCAAAAGCAGCCCACTTCAACGGAAGTTCGTACGGCAGCCTGCCGTATACGCCCCGGCCTCCGCCGGGATGGGATGCGCGCTTCTGCGTGTACACGAAGCGCTCACCGGCATCGATATCGACCCCCTTCTGCTTTGCCTTATTGAAGCCAACATCTTCCTTTTTCACAGCAACTTTGGTGTTGCAAAACAGAATTGAATCTGCCCAGCGAAACAGTTTGTTTGCTGCCTTGGCGTTCAGGTCAAATTGATACTGATCGTAAGACAGTCCCGTCGGATCGTCAAAACGACGTACCTGGACATGCCCGATGATGATCACGGCCATACCACGCTGCGATCGTAAAGTATCCAGGCTACACAGAAGCTCATTCCACTCAATAAGCGCTTCCATGTACCCTTTGGAGTAGCCACCGTGGACCTTTTCGATAGAATCCGGAACCGTGCCTTCTTTGGTTGGGCACCGAAGGCGAGTATGGTTCCATAGGATCGGTTCCAGTGTAGTCGCGGAGTCAATCACGATCGTCTTGTAATCGTGTTTGCCGTCATAGAGAGCGTGCAAGGCTTCGCGTACTTGCCCAAACGCCTCTACCGGCTCCCAGCTAAGCACATCCAGGTCGTCAAGTCCTTCCTCACCCACAACCGGCAGAAAGACCGGATTGGGGGCTCCGGCAGCAAAGGTACTTTTGCCGATTTTCTCAACGCCCAGCAAGACGATTCGCGGGGGCCGTAGTGTTTTCTTGCACTGAAGTGAAGCTAAATCGTATGCCATCAACGAACCTCCAGTTTTAGTGCGACACTCTTGCCTCCGGCTAGTACATCGAGAATGGCATCCGACATGAGAACGAAAAGGTTGTGGGCTACCACGCTCCCCTCCGCCAAACCGTTCAGTCGTTCGGAAATTGTCCCTAGATCAACATCCTCTGATCCGCCAACAACCGATAAGTACACTCGCTCTTCCATCTACGTTCCCTTCGTAAGGTTCTCCGAAAGCAGGTTGATAGACAGCGACAAATCATCCAGGGTTTTACAGAACATATCCTGCGTTCTCCCCTGAACCTCTAAGTAGTTCTCCCGCTCCAGAGCCAACGCGCTGAGATAAGCTTTGCGCTCCTCCGCCGCGGCTTTGTAGTGTGCCGGCAATGCTTTCGCCAGCAGATACCAGACCATCCAACCGAGCAAGGCTAAAGCACCACCTTGGATTGCCATAGGGGCAGCCGTAGTCGGGGCCGTCGCTAACAAGACTGAACTGCCAAGAAAACCTAAGGCCGCGGCACGCATGAGCATTTCCCCACGAGTTTTAGCACTTGATTGATATCGTGCGTGCGCCATTGCCTGCGAATCGAGCCCCGCAAGCGAACGACATAGAAAGGCACTTTCCTGCACGAGCACGAATTACGATCCACGTCAATCTCGATTACTTTGACGCCTGAATCGCGCAACATTTGGAGTTGCGGTTTGTCCGCTTGGCATTGCCTGCACCAGTCAGCCGTGTAGCAAATGACCGTCGTCCGATCTTGCTCGCATCCGAGCATGACAACCAGCATCAGACCAAGTAGCACCAGTGCGATTGCCCACTCCAGCAGTGATACGAAACGTTGCATATTTGTTCTCCGTCCCCAGCACCCTCCGGGAGCACACCCAAACCCCCGGAGGGTGCACGACAGCCCCCCGCCTACGTTGCAGTCGCCTTCTCAATAGCTTCGCCAAGCAACGAGGCAACGTAAGCACGCCCCTCCTCAGTTTGGAGCTTCACAGTCAGCACGCGGTTAAACACTTGCTCAAGCTCCGCCACCACAGCTTTCTCGCCAGCCAGAAACAGCTTCACGAGGTCGACAATGTCTTGCCCCATTTGGCTGTAATCTCCGACGGCATACGACTCCAGGAACACCGGGGTCTTCTCCAGGCCGTACTTGCGGAGAATGCCGGCAAGTTGCGCCGCAGCGCGACGACGATCTTCCACGCGCTCATCAGCGCGAAACAGGTAGCGGGCAACGTAGAAACTCCCAGCCGCGGCGGCAACGCACAACAAAACCACATTCAACAACGACATACTCTTTCTCCTTACGGGGAAACTCGGTAATCATACAGGTCTAAGAATGCGCTTCGCGCCAGCCAGCGAATACTCCAGCCCCGGCACCAGTCAACACGGAAAGCACAAGTGCAGCAACCCAGGTGTAGTCAGGTTGAGGCGAGGGACCTGGCACGAACACCGGTTCCGGTTCGGGTTCAGGCTCGGGTTCGGGCTCGGGGGTAGGCTGCTGACGACGTTTAAACAACGGACAGCATTGCCGCTTGCGAGAAAACAACTGATTCGCCTTGACGGAAGTCTGAATTGCCAGATGTAGCCCACCAGGAGTGACGGGCAGCATTTGCGCCGCTCGCTCGTAGATCACGACGCCAGACGGCTCTTGAACTCGCACCGTCGGCAGACCGGCAACATTGGACTTGTAGCGCTCGCGATACATCACCTGATCGGTAGTTACCCGATGGTAATGCACCGCATTACGAAAAGTCGCCAAGCCTTGGTGGGTATCGAACCAGCCGAGGATTTGCTGATATTGTGCATCCCCTTCGTTACCCACGATCGACACATGAAGCTTGTCCTGATCTTGCGGCGGAGCCACTTCGGCGCCGTAGCAGCATACGGTAATACACCACAACAACAACACAAGCGCCATCCACGAACAATCTCGATTCATCACTCAAAACCTCCCTTTAGAAAAGAAGCCCAGCAACTAGCCCGCCAAGCGCGCCAACGAAAATTACAACTACACCAAAGCCGAGACCGCACATGAGCGATTCCCAATCCCAATCTTTCATTTCTCTCTCCTCATGGTAATGGTGCAACCGGCGATCCCACGGGAACGAATGCCCAGCCACCAGCCTTCTTCCACTCGCGGAGGAAAGCCTTTCTGGGATACCACTTGAATGATCGTATATCGTTGTTATCGAGCACTCCGGCCCGTTGGCCATCCAGGTGCACGAGGCACACCATATGCCGGCCATTGCAAACGCCTACCGCCGCCCCACGGCGTGTCCGCAAGGCCCAATTCAGAAAGGCTACATTGCCCGAAGATGTTTTTGCATAATGCATCCCAGTACTGTCGAGTTGCTTAGCGAAATCAGACAGCGGCACTCCGCCTCCGCGTGCTTTCTGGATTCGCGAAGCGTATTTGTATTCTTCCTGCCATCGCAAAAGGGAAATCACCGACGCCCAGGTGCATGAACCGTTAGATCGGCTGCCCCTGTACCAGTTGGATTGCCTAAGTTCCAGGGGGATGTTTACTGTCGGGACTTCCGGCGGATACTGCTTGCTGTAACCGGAAGAGTAACAATCGAGCACGAAAGCAGCGAGAGCGATGCAAATTAAAGCGATGGCTGTGAGTGGTTTCACCTTAGCCTCCTCCGTTGCCTGAGTATGCCCACTCGTTGCTCTCTACGCGCCAGCAAGTTGGGATTCCAACGACTAGCTGAACGAGTCTTAAACAGTCCAATGTGCCGATGCGCGGCAGCGACATACTCTGCACAGAAGATGCTTGACAAGTCTTCCGGGCGAAAGAGAGATTCAAGCCAGGAGAACCCGACACCGCCGGCGCGAAAAGCGCCAATCGTGTCGTATCCCGTGCCGATATAGTTGAGTAGGTAGCAAGTGAGCCGCCTGCTTTCGAGCGGCCGAAGCTCTCGCGAAAGCGGGTAGTGCCAGACCTTTCCGTTGTAATCCAGGATACGCCTTGTTGGGATTTGAGCCTGAGTGCCTTCGTGGTGCCGAAGTTGTAAGTAGCACGGATACGGGCAGAGGCTTGTGGACTCAAACAGCAGCAGGCAAGACCCCCGGTAAGGCTCTTCTGGTGAAACCCCGTCGAATCGAACAAGGTCTTCTGACTCCGCCTCAGCCGCAACTGCAATGTGGCTTAGGCCCCACCATGGCAGCCCATAGGTAAGGAGGTTGATTGCATGGCTGTGCCAATAGTTGCCAGAGAAGCCAATCACATCACCAGGCTTAATCTCCTGGCCGTGAATGTGAGACCAGCGCATATCATCCCCTCCAGACCTACGGGGCGCAAGACCTACTGTGCCAGAAATCAGTCTACGAGAGACCGATATAGCGAATCTCGAATACCCAACAGGCTATTTGAGATGCAAGACTCGCTGCCGGCTTTGCTCGCATCGAATCCGCCTGGATTCAACTCCAGAGGCAGCGCAATATTACCCTCGCTATCAGGGTGCTCTACACTTGGGTCGAACAACCACTCAGCCTTGGTATCGCGCGCGAATTCAAGAAGGCTTCGCATTGGCACCATCCAATGGAAGCTATCGGAGCCGCGAAGGCCAAGCGTGATGATCCCAATAAGTCGCCCGTCTTCCTTGAGTGCTACCAGGCCGCCAGATGACCCCTGCAAAGCGGGACAGGTAACCTGATCGAAAACGCCATGCTCCGAACCGCCAAAATCGGGAATGCGTACGCCTAGGCGACTTACGATACCAGAAGTGAGACTGCACGTTCCGCCGATATCTTTCCCGCCGGGGGCGCCACAATGAAAGAGCGCCGTGCCAGGTGGGGGAATTTCCCCACCCAGATAAAAAGCGGCCCCCTGCTTGAATTCCCCATCAACCCGTACGCGCAACAGGGCAATGTCACGGCGAGGATCAACGCACATTACCTTAGCGTCGTATCGCTTCTCGCCGACGGCTCGACCGCCAGACACTTGCTCCTGTACGATTTCGGCATCCCGGTAGGTAACCTGCTTTCGCGTGCTGCCATCGGGCCCGATGACGCTCTTGACTTGCCGCAAGCTGTCAACAACGTGCTCAGCCGTCAATACCCAACTAGTTGTTTGCTCCCCAATGTTGACGAGTACAATAGTGCCCGAACCTTGAACGGCACGATAAGCACCCGGGGAGCAAATGTTAACGGAAATCGCCTGAAGATCGCGCCCGACAGTAACGTTCGCAGCCGTAGCATAGCTGCACGCCAGCGCCAAGAGCAACGCCAGCAAAAAAGAAACCTGCCTCATCTCGTTGCCTCTCCTCTGTTCCGGAAACTGTGACAAAAACCCGTTCCGCGTCTCTTAATGTTATACCATAAACTGAAAGCCCCAGTCAATAGACATTTGACACGATTCCACAAGATTCCACAAGATTCCACAACATTCCACATAGTTCCACGAACTATTCCCGCAGAATTTCGGTGTATCGCTGCCTTTCCTTGCTGGTCATGATTGCTCGTCTGGCTTTCTTCGCCAGAATCGGCCGAGTTTCTTGCTTCTCCTCGTCGCTGGCTAGCTCATAGACAGCAAGAGCCTCGTCAAACGAAAGCCGTGTAAACAGCGATTGGAAAGGCGTCATCTTGGCTTCGCGTGCTGCGCTCTTGATCTGGCGCCGAGACAACAACTCCACGTCTGCCTTCTCGATTTCCTCGCCCTTGCGCAGTTTAAACACTAGGTCTTTCCGTGCCCTGGCCGCCTTCGCTTCTGCCCTTGTGCGCTTTCCCGTTCCCATTCTTTCGCGCAGGAATTCCACTGCCTTCTTACGTGCTGGCGTACTGGTGATGTAGCTCGGCGCAGAGGAAATCCCGGCCACGGCAGCAGGCAAGGCGATTCCTAGTGGCTCACCAGCTTCTCGCATTCGTGCGAAATTCTTGGCAGAGAAAGGCACGAATGCCTCTCCTAGATGCGCCAGCGTGTGCCCGAGTCGCACCATCCAATGGTCCTCGGCGTTGCGAATCTCAGTTCCGTAGAAATCCTCATTCCACCACATCTCCCCTAGCGTGCCCCACATAGGATGCGCCTTGTGCAGCAGGGCCTTGCCGGGGTCCGTCCCCCAGGCGACCCAATCCTTCGCGTAGGTCGGTAATGACAATCGCTCTGGTGTGCCGTCTCGATTGAACCTGCCCGTGCGGGGAAACAGGTAGTCTTTCAATTCCTTTGGGCGTTCGCCAGTCAGGAGGTAAGTGAGAATCGCACCGAGCGGCGCGTAGGTCGCAACAGCTCCGACGGTATATGCCATCTTCTGGCTGAGAAACTGATCGCCGCGAGCCATGCGTGCTTTCGTGTCAACCACATCCGTAATCGCACCGACGTATTCTCGTAGTGATCCAAGGTTCCAGCCGACAGATCGAAACGAAAGCTGAAGAAAATCCTTCAGGTATTGATTCCAGAAGAGGTTGTCGTAAGCGAGTTGACCAAGCCGATTGTCAATGGAATCCCAAGCTTGAGTCAGTTGCTCCCGAAACTGGAAATCGTCAAGCTTGTAATGGCGCTTTCGGTGGCAGATATCCATTGCCATTTCGCAGAACACGCCCAGTTTCATACGAGGGACAAGGTACTGCATGACCGGCCAACTTGTAGCTTCGAGACCCGCGAAAATTACCTCCACGGGTAGCTTCATCCCGGCAGCAATTTTCTTCCATTCGTCACTATGTCGCAGATCGTAGAAAGATCGGCGCAGTGCCTTGATGGATTCATTGCAGTATCGTGCATCCATGGTCGTGCGAATACCAGCCATCATCCCTAGTTCAGCCACGCGATGCAAAAATGGGTCTTCAATCGATTCAATGTCGCCAGTCCGCAAGGCGTTGTATAGCACATCGCCTTTATAGACAGCCGTCGCACCGGCTCCGACTTGCGAAGCCGCCAGTGCAAGATGCCTTAAACCACCGCTAATGTTCGGATGCCGACGAAGAATCTCCCTGAGCCCCATTCCGTAAAACGTAGCCGTCGCATCCGTCATCACATTCAAGGCATGAAACAATGACAGCGACAAGCTGGCTTGATTCATTGCGTTCCCGAGACTGCGCACGAGATTGTAACCCGTTTTGATGAATGCGTTCTCGTTCCGCCGAAGCCCAGGTGAAAGATGATTCTCGACCATTGTCGCAACCTCGGTCGGCAACGACCATCTACCGAGTACCCGCACCCCCGGCATCTCCTGCGTGTACTCGGATGTGCCGAGAACAACTGAGCGATCGAGCATCAGGAGCGGCCGAAGGGCATCATTGCGATCGAGAAATTGCTTCCAAGCAACAGTAACTCCAGGAGCCACTTGCACCATCTTTTCTGGCGCAGCTAGCCATGCCTCAAGGATAACAGCCTCCATTTCCTCGGGGGATTCGATATACTCAATATGCTCCTGCTCGACATTTTCAGTCTTTTCGATCCGTAGGTGCGCCAATGCCTGAAGCTCCTGCGACGCAGAAGGCACGTTTTCAAGCATCCAGTTGTAAAGGCCGTAGGTCCTGCCAATCTGATGGCCAATTTCGTGTGCTAACACACTCATAGGGCCACCGACTTTTGTCTTGATTCGCGGCGCAGACTTTTCGGATTCTCCCCATACCCCCTTACCGCTGCGAAGTCTGGCGAGCCGTTCATGCTCGACACCTAGGGCAGTCGCGACCGACAACAACTGATCACGCAAGAGCTTGTCGTAAGCATCCATGACTGTCACGTCAGCACTCGTCTGCACCAGAAAAGCCGGGTCGTTCACAAACTTGTGGCCGTCGGACAGATAATTCGTGTCGAAACTCGCAGGCACGAACCTCGCAAGCCCGGCATGTTTCATCGCCTCCATGGCGTTGTGCTTGCCAACGAATTCGTACACGAGAGCCAGATGGTGCATCACAAGATCGATCGGGTGATCCGTGATAAGCTCCAGTCCGGCACCGCCCTCTTCGACTGACTTTAGAGCGTCACGCAATAAAGGAATTGTTCGCTTTCGCAGGAAGCCAGACTTTTGCCACTGCTTGCGAAGCTTCTTCCCGAGTACGGTACTTGCATCGGCTCGATGCTTGAAGATACGAGGCAGGTAGTTCTCATAATACTCCTTCAGTTTGCCAATTTTGATGAGAGTGTCGCGAGTAATATCAAGTTCCGTGCGAAGCGCATTGGCAATCACGTCTAATTCTGGCGTTGCTTGACTGCGCCCTTCGTCCATGGCCAAAAGGAACTCTTTGCGCCCCTCCGGCGGCATCTTATAGAATGGGTCCGCGTGAGGAGCCAGCTTTTCCCTGGCTGCAAAAACTCCCATGGCAGAGCGAGCCATCTGTTCGCGCAGGATGTGCCCGGCACGCCTGGCACTTTCGGTGGCCGTGGCGGGAGCAATGAGAGAACGAAGATCGCGGCCAATTTCCTCGGCCTTAATCTTCCCTTCAGCAATTAGGCGACCCAGTTGAGATGGATCGCGCGCGGCCTCCTCGGCTTCGGCCTCGGAGACCCCCGCTTGCCTGAGTACTTCGGCTATTGCCGCCTGTTTCGGAGCCTGTTCGGGGATGGCTTCGTAATCAGTTTGTCGCTCAGCGAGTGCCGTACTGGTATCCGGAACGGCCCGACTGAAATCCACTCCCTTACGAGCTTCAGCTTGTTCGACTCCCTTCGCCTCTTCAATTTCTCCTGCACGTTCAGCCTCCCCTTCCCCCTCTTCGGTCCGTTGCTCAACTGCATAGTATCCCTTCAAATAGTTTAGACGGTCCTCCGGGGTCTTTCCAACATCTTCCGGAAAGCCCCAAGATTTCCACTGCGATTCCGTCGGAGGAGTACTAGACCAAATTGCCCTTGCCTGGTCGCGGCGATCCAAGTCCTCGGCCGCCTCCTGAATGAATTGCAGCCGTTCCGGGCCCGGTGGTACTTTCCCCTCCTTCTGGGGGAGCCCCCAATCTTTCCATTGTCGCCTGGAGGGAACCTTCTTCTCCTCAGCGTGCGTACGTATGCTTTGCTCGACCCTCTTGGCCGCTCGCTGCTGCATCGCCGCCCCGCCTACCCCAGCCACCCCCAAACCGATCAAGCCAGGAAGGGCCTCTCTCGCGGCTTGAGCGGGGGCCGCGGCAACCTGCTGGAACGACGGCCCTCTCGCTCCAGGATAGAGCACGCCCAATAATCCGCTGACCCCCTCCTCCGTGAGGGCCTGCGCGGATTCCTCCATCGTTTCCCAAGCAGTTCTCCCTGCTTGTTTGAGAGCCTTGCGACCAATCGACCCGACAGCCTTACTGGTGACGCCAGTAGGATCGACCTGCATAGCTTCAATGCCGGCAGAAGCAGCCGAGGTAAGATACCCAAGTGCGGTTGCCGTTGTCGGATCGACCCCCTGTGCGATAAATCGCTTTTGCTGCTCCGGAGCCATGCGGGCCGTCCAATAGCCCCAGGCCCCTGCCGGACCGGCGACCTGCGTAGCCGCCAAGCCAGCCGCCAAATCAGGCGTCATGCCGGCCATGCCTTGAGATACTTTCATGCCGGCCTTGGCATGAATCGGCAAATGCTTTGGCAAATCCGGATTCTGCCCCTGCTTCGCCGCCTCCAAAGCGTAGCCGAATTGTGCTTCCTCAGCAGTGAGAACCTTGCCCGTAAAGCCCCTCGCGAGCCCCTTGGCGAGCTCCTTGGCGGATTCGACCATATCGCTTCCGGATGCCTGGAATGCTCGAATCGGAATTTGGAGATTTTCCCAGAATCGTTCAGGAAAATCGGCCTCTTGGTAGCGCTTCGCTCCTATCTGCGCCATTGCCTTGGAGACCTTGGCAACTTCCTCTACGAGCATCTGACGATCTTCCGGATCAGTTATCGCCTCCAGGGCCCTCTTCATAGCAGCGATGCGAACTGGCTTGACCGGCGAGGACAAGTCCCAAGCGTAAGCTTCACGGAAGTGCTTACGCTTGCGCTCTTCTTCTTCACGGAGCTTATCGCCGTAGGCCAAAACTTCCCTATCGATTTCGGGCGTGCCGCCAGTTAGGGAAGAGCCGTACCTGAGAATTTCCGGATCGATTGGCATTAGAATCCCATGTAACCACTAGCTATGCTGGGCATGAACGGATCATTCCAACGATTTTCGAGATCAACAGGTGTCTGTTGTTGATCGCCTCGCTGTGACTGCAACTGTTGTAGCTCCCCCATCGAAATAGGTGGTGCCTCGCTTCCCTCAGCCTGTTGCTTCTCAAATTCCCGAATGATGCGATCGTTCCACTTAAACTGCATCAGCACATCTTTCATCCCGCCCGGAATACCTTTCGGAAATCGCCGTACCACTGTACGATTAAACGCAACCGCTTTACCGATTTCTTCTGGCAAATCAAGATCGGTTGGTTCAACCTCGGCACCAGCTTGTATCGCTCCCCGCCACCAAGGAACCTGCGGCTGCGCTGGTTGCGCCTCTGCCTGTTGCGCACCCGAAAGATTCGCAACCACAGCATCTACTTTCTCAATCATGGCAGACACCTGCTGGGGAGTGTACTGATTCCCTAACTGGTCTGTGCTATCAAGCATCTTGGCTGCATATTCCCGAATCCATTTCTCGCGATTGTTTTGCCCGTCACCAGCGAGTTTCGATTTGAGATGCTGCATCGTCTGATCAGGCCGCAGAATCAACGTAGGCTTTCCGTCTGGACCGCGAGTCAGAATGCAACCAGTAGTTTCGTCCTCCCACACATCACCAATTCCCTTTCCTTCGCTTGCCCAGGCATCCATTTGCTTCTGCTCGGAAGTCTTGGGGATCAGCGACGGTTCAATGCCAGCAATCTGCATATCGATCGTCTCGATTGCTCGCTGCTTCTCTTCAGGAGACAGCGTCTCGCTAGCACGTATCTGCTGCTTCCCGCTGTTGAGCCTTGCAATTTCCGCTTGCTGCTTCCCAGTGTATTTCGCCTCCCACTCGTCAGCCGCAATTGCCGCCTCTTGCCGCTTCTTCTCAAGCTCCAATGGAAGCATGAACTCAGCAGCCTTCACTGTCGCATAGGTCTTCTCGCGAAGTTGCTCCTCAAGGGTTTGGCGACCAGGTCCAGTGCTGCCAGCTTGCGGCATCAATGACGATCGCCTTGAACCACCGCCCCCGCCACCGCCACCGCCTGCATGTGACAATTGTGGTTCGCGTGGTTTGGTTGCGGACAATTGAGAAGCCAATGCGGCAAAAGCCGCTAGCGGCGCAATATCAGTGCCATGTCTCACCTCAATCGGCATTATCCCATCCTCACGTTTCCGAGCGCACTAAGCATCTTCGCAAGGCCGCTTCCGTCACCACCTGACTGTCCGATTCCCTGACCGAACATACTCGCAAGTGACGTAATCAAATTGACATCCGGATACTGATCAGTCCTACGCTCCATGATCCCAAGCTTCGTCCCTTGCATTTCGTCAGCAAGGCGATTAAGCGCGGATTGCTGCTCTCGTTGCACACCCAGTTGCATTGTTGGCGCAACCGTAGTATTAGCCATGCCGAGCCGCGCCAAATTCTGCATCATGTCAGCACCTTGCTGCCCATACGCAGTTCTGATATCCGCAGCGCGCTGACCGGTTGTCTGATCAGTGATACCAAGCATTTGCTGGTAACGAGCTTCGTTTGCAGCCCTTGCCGACTTGTATGCTTTATTGTACGAACCGATCAGGTTGCTTAATGCGCTGGCGCCAGCTTGCCCTATTTGGCTCGCGGTCTGCTGTTGTCGCCTTTGCTGAATCCTGTCCCATATGGACGGATAGCTAATCGTGCTTACACTCTGAAAGCCGGCCCCCATTGGGCCAAAGGTTTGCTGCGCCATTCCTCTTTTCCTTATATTTCTTGCTACACCTCGTACACAGTGCCGTCCCTGCCATCGAAATAGAGCCATGCAGTCTCTACGGCATACGGCTCGGATGGTACTTCCTCTATCGTTTTTTCGTATTCTTCAATCAGCGTCTCGCCGCTGTAGAATTTCACATTCCAAACGGCAGTTGCGATTCCACCATAACGCACTGTCGCTGCATGGTGATAGAAGAATGCATAAACACGAGTATCGTCAAAAGAGTTCACCGTTACGCTTGGAGACAG